TCGTGCTGACGTAATTAAAAAAGACGGTGTTGAAGTAGGTCGTACCTATCACCGCAACGTTGTTGTCCCTGGACAAGACGTAAGCGATCAACCAGCTGAAGTACAAGCTATTGCAGCTGCACTTTGGACAGAAGAAGTTGTCTCTGCTTATCAAGCACAAGTAGCAGCTAGTGCATTACCTGAGGGTGAATAATGCCTATTACAATTGATGGAAACGGTACTATCGGCGGATTTACATCTGGATTGCCAGCCGGTAGTATTTTGCAGGTTGTTCAAGACATTAAAAGTGATACTGAAAGTTTTAGTGTTGCTACACTTTCAGATTCCTCAGCTATTTTACAGCAGTCAATCACTATATCGGCAAGCAGCAAAGTACTTGTTATGGTTACTTTGCATATGTCATGTACGACAACTTTTGCGGGGTTTAGGTTTAAAAGAGACGGAACAAGTATTGGTATAAGTGACGTCTCAGGAGTAAGATCACGAGTTACCGGGTTAACTTATAATAATACAACTCCTTACTCTATTATTCCAGCTAACTGCATGTTCCTAGACAGTCCAGGCAGTGCAGGTACTTACACCTATAGTGTTACAGGTAGACATAGCAGTTCAGCTACGCAAACAATTCATGTCAACAGGACTGCAGATTTTCAAAACTTAGCAAAATTCATGAATACTGTTTCTCATTTAACTTTAATGGAGGTAGCAGGATGAAATCGGATGCAACATTTTTGCTCTATCCAAACGCTGTAAGAGTGAGTGATACTTACGGCGCATTTGACGCTGACGGTAATAAGATTGAAGTTGACGAAACAGCTATTGCTGCCAAAGTTGCTGAACTTCAAATTGAGTATCAGTGGAACGAACTACGCCAACAACGCAACAACCTAATCGCTGAAACTGATTACCTCGCGTTATCTGACGCAACACTTACTGACGAGATGTCAACGTATCGTCAAGCTTTGCGGGATCTACCTGCAAACACAACTGATCCAGCCAACCCTGTTTGGCCTACTAAACCGGGAGCATAAATATGAGTACAATTAAAGTAAATAATATCGACCCACCTAATGTAGGTGAGGGCGTCAGTATTGACGGCTTGCAGATGCCAACTGCTGGGGCGTTTAGTAACAGGAACCTCATTATTAATGGGGCGATGCAGGTGGCGCAGAGAGGCACATCAATTACTAGTACTGGATATTTTATTGATAGATTTTCACTAGAAACTTCTTCTGGTGATACTGTAGCGTCACAGTTAGATACAACCGCAGGCGATACACCCTACACTTTGGGTTTCCGCAAACATGCCAGAATTGCAAACACTTCAGGTACTACTGCTTCAAACGGTTTTCGTGACCTTAGGTATAGAATTGAAGCACAAGATATTGCAAATAGTGGTTGGAATTACACAAGCTCATCCAGCTATCTAACCCTAAGCTTCTGGGTACGATCTAGTGTCGCTCAGACGTACTCCGTATACATGAGATCAATGAACGGAACCAAACAAAGGTATGCATATACTTTTGCGCTTAGTGCAAATACGTGGACCAAGGTAACCCAGTCATTTCCTGGTGACTCTAATATAACTATTGACAACAACAATAGTGCTGGTTTTGAAATTAATATAAACCCATATTGGGGTCCGTCTTACACTGCAAATAGTGTGCCTAATAATGTTTGGCAACCTTATGTTAGTGGTGAACGTGTTCAAGATATGACTAACACTTGGGCAACAACTGTTGGTGCAACCTTTGATGTAACCGGCGTCCAATTAGAGGTCGGTTCCAAGGCCACCCCGTTTGAACACGAAAGCTATGGTCAAACTGTAGAAAAGTGCAAAAGATATTATCGCAGATTAAGTAGTATTGGAGGTGGTTATTCTACTATAATGGTTGGTCACGCTTCAGGACCACAAAATGGTACAGCACATATGCCTTTCTTCCCAGAAATGAGGACTGGACCTGATTTTGATTGTAGCGCGACTTCTGATTTTGATGTTGAACCTAGAGACAAGGCGTTAACTTCAAAACCTACAATTAACGACACTTCTAAAGACCAAATTCAACTTAATTTTGCTTGTGACGGTAATCTTAGTATAGGTGAATCCGCTTGGCTTACTGTTGACATCATTAATGGTTTTGTAGAATTTGACGCGGAGCTTTAATTATGACTAACTACAAACTTGTAAACAACAGAAAAGGAGAGCTTTGCAGCGTAACAAAATTACCTGGAGGTCTCTCTATCGGCATTAACCCCGAAAGTCGTAACTATCAAGAATATCTTGCCTGGCTAGCCGAAGGCAACGAACCACTACCCGCTGATGAACCATGATTACACTTATTAGACCACTACTATTTTCATTCTTACATTCTGATCGTGTCAAAGCATTGATTGTAGAAATGCTAGAGAAACTGTGTGAGTCAACCGATAATGATATCGATGACAAAGCAGTTGAATTTATCCGTAACGGTTTATTCCCGGTTAAGAAATGAACCTGGGGGAGCCACCACTGTTCCCCTCTATAACGCTCCCTGAACCGCTTCAATTACCTCCACCAATACTAGAGGTGCCACGGGCAGATATACCCTCTTACAAGCCCTTGGTAGTACCTCCTAGCGACCTTAGGCCACCTCCGGGTATTAAGCCAGACGCTAAAGATGAGCCACCAAAGGCTGAACCTAAAGCACAGATACCTGTAGCTAAACCACCTTCAATAAAACCACCAGAAGTACAAACATTTGAAGTACCTGGAACTGATATAGAAGTGCCTGTACCTAGTGGTGAGATCTTAGTTACTGCCGCTACTACAGCTTTTGTTTCAGTTGCAGCTACTTTGCTTGCTACTTCTTTGTTTAAACATTTAGTAAGTTTATTTAAACCAATTTTTAAACAAGCATGGAACAAGATGAAAAAAAAGGAGGACTTATCAAGTTCGTCGTCCTTGTCTGGTCCGCCGGACTCTTGACTGCTAGTTATGCAGGCTGGATGGAGAAGATGGACCCAACATATGTAGCCTCTATTTTAAGCGGTACTTTGGCAACGTTTTCTATTTCTAGGGAGAAGAACAAATGAAGAAATTAGTTCTGTTATTACTGTTGGCTGCACCAGTGTCAGCTCAATCAGTTACACCTAATTTTACACAAGGTAGTATGCAATCTACTACCACAACAACTATTGATATTGACCGTACGATTGCAACAGAAGTGTACGGGGGAGATTACAAAGCATGGTCTGGAACCAACGTAACACCAAGTGGTTCGATCGAAGATTCATCCACAACATTTTCAGTAACTACTGCTGGCGAGGCATTCCAACTGGAGATCGTAGACAGAGCGGCAGGAGTGATCGAGACAATCGACATCACCGAAACCATCGAACAAGTCTCTACTACTACTTCCTTATCAGTCTTCTCGCAGTAAGTCCGGCTTACGCAGAAGAACCAACTGTATCTAATACTGCAAACCCTGTAGCGGCTGCTACGGGTAACGTCACTAATCAAGCTGTGCAGTTCCAGAACAACGGAGCACCATCACGGCAATACTTTGTCGGTGGTAACTCTTGTAACGGAACAACCATGACATTCCAACCATTTTATATGGGTGGTGATGTACACACAGATGCGTATCAACGTACCCAAAACTTTGGTGTACAGATTGGCTTCTCCGTACCACTAGATGGTGGCATGGTTGAAACATGCAAACAGATCGCACGTAGACACGAACAGAAGATGCGGTTGGATTATGAGCTAGTACGTGCTCTTAAATGTACAGAAATCATGAAAGCTGGTTTTACCTTTCGTCCTGGCAGTCGCGTAGAAGTGCTGTGTCATGACGTTGTACCTATTGTCTCACTTAAATAATGGAAGCAGCAGTGACTGCTCTTATCGCTTTGATTGGTGGTGGGGCAGCTTTAAATAACAGATTACACAACAGAATAAATAATGTGCATGACCGCATTAGTGGCCTTGACAGACGTATTGATGCTATCGAACTAAGCGTAGCTCAAGACTATGTATCTAAAGCTGACTTGTCAGTAATGGTCCAACGTATGGAAGATCATATGGTCCGCATTGAAAACAAATTAGATCAAATCGTATTGAGGAATTAACTTGGATAAAACTGATGGCAACAGGCAAAATCCTTACACTGAAGCGTTAAAGGCAAAACCGGGCGGAGGTCGTGGGTATTACAACGAATTCGATTGGAAAACTAAACAACAACAAAAGAAGGTTAAAAAACTATCAGGCCAACGTAAAGGCTACAACGTATAAAAATGACTTTTAAATTAGTAGACGTAACACGCGGCAAAGTGCTGCAAGAGTTTGAATCAAAAGAAGAAGCAGAAAAGACTCTTAGGCATCAGTCCGTAGAAGATTATGTACGCCTTGAAATCCAAGAGACAGTAGCACCAAAACCAAAGGCTAAGAAAGCTAATGCAAAAAAAGAAAGCGACTGAAGATCAGTTCAACGAACTGCATAATTTAGTCACTAAAGAATTCCTCAAACGAATTAAAACTGGTGA